CGCCTCACGGTCTACGATATTGGTTGGAGAACTCGCAAAGCTACTTAAACAAAACGGTATCGAAATTGGGCAACAACGATTTTTTGCATGGTTACGTGAAAACAATTACCTAATGAAAAGTGGCACTTCAAAAAACATGCCCACACAACGAGCAATGGAAATGAAGTTATTTGAAATCAAAGAAGGTTCATACATTGATGGGAACGGCAATAATGTAACAACCAAAACCGTAAAGGTAACAGGCAAAGGGCAAGCCTATTTTATCAACAAATTCCTTGGTGAGTAAGAAAGGAGAATAAAATGGAAGAAAAAATCTACAACAAATCAACCGCAATTATTATTGAAAAGCTAAAAGATGCAGGACCGACAATTTCCATGACCGAGGTTGCAAAGTTTCTCAATTTTGCAAACTCAAAGCAACTAAATCCTGCTGCCGACCGAGGAGAGTTACCGTTTGTGATTCATGCAAAATACCAAACCAATCCGAACGGTAAATATCGGGTTTGCACAGAGCGTTTTATTCAGTACCTGATTGGCAAACTGGACAAGGAGGACAAGCAATGAAAAAAGTAAACGAGCGTTGGGTTGATGAAAATAATAACTCATGGGATTGTGATTTTTGCACGGAAGAACAAGCTGAAATATGGAGCAATAGTTTAAGTGGTTGCCGTGGTTGCTATGATTGCTATGATTGCCGTGGTTGCCAAGGTTGCTATGATTGCCATGATTGCCATAATTGCTATGGTTGCTATGGTTGCTATGGTTGCCGTGATTGCCGTGGTTGCTTTGGTTGCAAAAACTATGATAAAAATCCATCAGTTTGTCCCGAAGAAGGAGCATTTATTGCCTGGAAAAAGTGCAGAGGTAATTTAATTGTAAAATTACGGATAACCGAAAATGCAAAGAGATCATCTGCTAACAGTCGAAAATGCCGATGTTCCGAAGCCGAAATTTTGGAAATACAAGATGAAAATGGAACTATATCAAATTTTAAATCAGCAGTTAGTACATACAATTGGGAGTTTATATACGAGGTTGGAAAAACTGTTAGAGTAGATAATTTTGACGAAAACCCAACAGAAGAATGCTCAACGGGAATCCATTTCTTTATTACACGACAAGAAGCTGTAGATTATTAAGGAGGACAAGCAATGAAAGCAACACCTGAACAGTTCAATGCACTTGGAGGAGAAAAGGAAATTGAACTTACAATCCCTCTCGGACTTGACCATATCACTTATGACAAGCCCAAACGGAAACGCAAACGGGAAGTCAATCACGAACGCATACAAGCCTTATTACTCGGCGCAATGGTGGTACTGATATTAATAGGAATGGCGGTGGTTTGATGGAAGCGGGAGAAAACGCAAAGACCGAACTTAGAATATGTAGAACATACGCTGGTGAATGTGAAAAATGCCCACTTGGTAATCATTGTTCGCCCTATGACGATAATGAAAACCCTGATGAAAAGCATTTTTGCATTATCGAACAGTGGGCAAAGGCCAAACCTACTTCGTTAACAAGTTTTTGTCGGGGGTGATGCAATGACCGATCGGCAAATTGAAAAGGCAATGGCCGAAAGCATTTTGGAGCATTGTGGAGCGCTGGTATCGATCAGTGAACTAAGCCGACACCTCGGCAAAAGCCGAAATATGGTTGCAAAACAGCTTGTCAACTGTAAGCAGTTCGGCGAGGAATCAGGCAAACGCTACTATTACGAAGAAGTTGCCGAAGCATTGTGCCGGCAAGGAAGGAGCTAAGAAATGGGATTCCCAAACCTGGAAACCGAGATTACAAAAAGAAAAATGACAAACAAGGAAATAGCCGAGAGAACAGGGCACACGCAAAGCACAATGTCCAAATGGCGCAGAAGAGATCACCTGATTCCATTCGTCGATGCCGTTGCAATTCGGGACATTTTCTTCCCCAAATTTTCACTTGAATATTTGTTTGCCGATGAAGCAGAGGAGGACAAACAATGAAAGCAACACCTGAACATTTTAATCAATTGGCCGGTGAAAAACCAGTGAAACCGCTGAACTACCCACGGTTTTTGGATAGTGAGTATCAGCGCCTTGTCCGTGATACCCACAACCACCTCCGCGACGCCGAACGACACCGGCGAAAACAACGGATCAAAGGAAACCTTGTGACTGGGACGTGGGCCGTGTCGCTTATCGGTTTTAGTATCGCACTGATTGTGTGGAGTTGAGGAGGAAGAAATGAAGAAAATAGTTTATATCGCAGGACCGATTACGGGCGATCCTGATTACAAAAAGAAATTCGACGCTGTTGCCAAAGAGATTGAGGATATGGGTTATGCTCCGTATAACCCGACTTGGCAACCGCAGGGATTGGAGTACAAGCAGTATATCGACATGGCACTGGACATGCTTAAAAGGGCTGATGCGGTGGTGTTCTTGCCCGGGTACGATAAAAGCGACGGGGCAACGCTGGAAAACGACTACTGTTTTACTGTTGGAATGACTCGCATTTATCTTTCGTCAAACGCAACTGAGCCACAGCTAAAGAAAATGCTTAAGGGGGCACTGAAGTGACTAAACTTGATTATCGCCACCCGAACGGGATTGAGTGTCCTGCTTCCATTCAGTCCACGCCACCGAGTCCAGTCGTGTACCGTCAAATGGCCGCAGAGGAACGGAAACAGTACGGGTTGCCACAACCGCACTCAGACCGGGAAGTGAGCAGGATTTCAAAAGATTATCACAATTATCTTGATAGCAAGCTGGCGAAACACTCCAAGGATTTTGACCTGCCAGCAAGCGTGAAGTACCATTCGTGGAAATTCGAGCAAGTTTAAAGGAGGAGGACGGTGGAAACATTAATTTTTGCAGGTTTGTATTTCGGAGGTATGGCTTGCGGTGCAGTTTTGGCTTTCGCCTGGAACAAAGACACGGCGATGGAAAACAAAAAAATTAGGGAAGAAAACGAAAGACTAAAAAGAACATTCGCAGATAAAAAAAAGACACCCGAAGGTGTCTAAAGAAAAATCACACTGAAATTATACCACAAGGGAGGAAAGAATGAAACTACATTATTTGAGGTTAAACAATTTTCAAGGCGTTAAGTCTGCCGAATATGTTTTCGATAGCAAAAGCGCAAATATTTTTGGCGACAACGCCACCGGGAAAACAACCGTTTACAACGCATTTACATGGCTTTTATTTGACAAAGCGTCAACGGGTGCAAAAGGATTCACACCCAAGACCAAGGGCGCAGATGGCGACCTGCACAACCTCGACCACGAAGCAGAAGCAGGGTTTATTCTCGGCGATGGCAGACTGATTTCCTTTAAAAAAACTTATAAAGAGGTTTACAAAAAGGTCAAGGGCGCGCCCGTCGCAGAGTTCAGCGGAAATAAAACCGAGTATTCCGTTGACGGCGTACCCGTCAAAGAAAAAGAATATCAGTCAACGATAGAACAGCTTTTCGGCAATCCCGAACAGCTTAAAATGTTAACAATGCCAACCTATTTCGCGGAAGAAATGAACTGGGACGAACGCCGAAAAATACTTCTCGATGTTTGCGGCGACGTTACGGACGCCGACGTTATCAAGTCAAACGATGAGCTCAAAGACTTACCTGATCATCTGCTCATGGCTGGTTCTGATTGCCAACATTACACCGTTGATGCTTACAAAAAGATTGCAGGGGCGCAAAAGGCGCAAATCAACAAGCAGTTACAGGACATTCCGAACCGCATTGATGAAGCAAACCGCGCAATCCCCGACCTAACGGACATTGACCCTGTCGCTATCGGCAAGCAAATCGCCACACTTTCCAAAGAAAAAGCCAAAGCCGAAGCAGACAAAGCGAACGTCGTTGCTGGTGACTCAAACGCTGGCGCAATTCGGGAACAGGTTGCTATTGCCAAAGCGGAGCTGGCAGAAGCGAGAACGGCGCACATCGAAGCCGAAGCCAAAAAGTGCGCTAAATCAAATACTATTCTTGACAAATATGATGAAGAGGTACGAACCGCAGAAAGCGAACTTCGCCGAATCAAATATGATCTCGAAAGTCGTCAAGTTAAGCTGGAAAGCATGAAATTAGACCGTGCTCACCTGTTGAACAAATACGTCGAGGAACAAGCCAAAACGTGGGACGAATCACAAAAGGTATGCCCTACTTGCAAACAAGCCCTCCCGGTGGCAGACATTGAAAAACTAATTGCCGATTTTAAGCAGAAAAAAAGCGACACATTGACGGAAATCAACGAAAAAGGAAAAGCCTGCGGAAAAGACGTTATTGCTGGTATTGAAAAGGAAATAGCGGACAGGGCGACAGCTGCCAAAAATAAGCAGATTGAAATTGATTCGATTGAGGTGATGAGCATAGATGCTCAAAAACGAGCCATCAGTGTAGTACCTTTTGAAGATACCGACGATTTTAAAAAAAGAATCAACGTCATTGCCGATGCCGAAAAGTCAATGCGTGACAGCGCAGCTGACAGGCAGGGCGTTACCGCTGAATATGACAAGCGTATTGATTCAATCGGTTTTGAGATCAAAGACCTTGAGGAACAGCAAGCAGTTATTAAGGTAGCCGAAATCCAACGCAAACGCATCACAGAGCTGGAAGCCGAGGAAAAAAGTCTTGCCTCCCAGTATGAATTGATTGAACGTGGTCTTTTCCTCTGCGATATGTTTATCAAAACCAAGGTCGCAATGCTCACAGATCGCATTAACGACAAATTCAAAAGCGTATGTTTCCGGCTTTTTGTTGATCAAATCAACGGCGGTGTCAAAGAGGATTGCGAAGTGATGATTCCCGGCGCAAATGGGCAAATGGTACCGTTCGCGACGGCAAACAACGCCGCGCGTATAAATGCAGGGCTTGAAATTATCGGCGTATTATCCGGATATTGGGGGCTGTCAATGCCCGTCTTTATTGACAACGCCGAAAGCGTCACGAAGTTAGCCGAAACGGGCGGACAAGTTATCCGTCTAATAGTGTCTGAAAAAGACAAAGAGCTGAGAATGGAGATTGAAAAATGAAGTACACGAAAAAAGAATGGCTTGCCGAACTTGAAAACAGATTTGGAAAAGATCAAAAAAATTGGGCTTTCGTCTGCCCCGCCTGCGGAAAGATATCAACAGTAAAGGAATTTAATGATGTAGGGGCAAACGTTAACAACGCTTTTCAGGAATGCATAGGCAGATACACCGGGAAAGAGGCGCCAACAAAGGAAAACAAGGGCGGGTGCAATTGGGCGGCGTATGGATTATTCGGAACGCTTACCGGAGGCGACATCGTGACAGCGGAAGATGGAAATGGAAAAGGATTTTCCGTTTTTTACATGGCGACGGCGAAAGATATAAAAGGAGATAAATAATGGAAAATCAAACGAAAGCAGTTGCAACGAAAGAACAGCAGGTAGCACCCGTTAAATTAATGGGAGGCAACATTTTCGCCGATAGCAAATCCTTTGAACTGGCTCAACGCATGGCAAACGCATTGTCAACGTCTACGATTGTCCCGAAAGATTATCAAGGAAAAATCGGAAACTGCCTAATTGCTCTAGAAATGTCGTCACGATTGAGAACGTCGCCAATGATGGTCATGCAAAATCTTTACGTCGTCAACGGGCGCCCTGCATGGAGCAGTCAATATATCGTCGCGATGATTAACAGTAGCAAAAAGTACAGAACCGAATTGCAATACGAACTTACCGGCAAAGGCGACAAAATGGAATGTTTTGCTTATGCCGATGATTACAACGGACACCGCGTGACGGGTCCAGTCATTTCGATGGAAATGGCCAAGAAAGAAGGTTGGCTGGGCAGGTCGGGTTCCAAGTGGCAGACCATGCCGGAAGTAATGATCAGATACCGTGCAGCTTCCTTCTTCGGTCGGTTAAATTGCCCTGACATGATTATGGGGCTATATAGCGCCGAAGAAGTCGTTGATATCGGCGAAAACGAATACACCGTTTTTGATGCCGTGGAAATGGAAGTTGAAGCGGAAATTAACGATAACGCAAACAGTGTTGTTATTGGCGATGAAGAAGTCGACACCGAAACGGGCGAGATCGTCAAAGATGAAGCTGCCGAAACTGCCCCGGCTGACAAACTTTCTGAGGAACCCGAATTTTAATGGAAATTGATATTTATGCGTCGGGAAGTGATGGCAACGCCTACCGAATAAGCGACGGCAAAACGTCCCTGCTTCTCGACGCTGGAATACCTTTTCGCAAATTGCAGGAAATGACAGGGCACAACATCACATCGTTGAGCGGGTGCCTTGTCACCCACGAACACGGCGACCACAGCAAAGCCGTTAAAGACCTAACGAGAGCAGGGGTTGATATTTATACGAGCACGGGAACGATTGGGAAACTGGGCGTTATATCGCACAGAATACGCACCGTAAAATCGTTGCAGGGCATAGTTATAGGGACGTTTGCGGTGTTACCTTTCGATGTTGAACACGACGCCGCCGAACCGCTGGGATTTCTCTTGACATCAACAGAAACGGGTGAAAAGCTGCTTTATTTCACAGATACCTATTATCTTAAATACCGTTTCGCGGGGCTCACTCACATTATGGCCGAGTGCAATTACGATCTTGGTGGATTGCAGCAATCGGTCGATGGCGGCAACGTCCCGGACTTCGTCGCCAAACGAATTATCAAAAGTCACATGAGCTTAGAACATTTGAAGGAAATGTTAAAAGCTAACGATATTAGCAAGGTGCGGCAAATCTATCTACTGCACCTAAGCAAAAATAACAGCAACGCAAAACTATACCGCCGGGAAATTCAGAGATTGACGGGCGCCGAAGTTTACGTCTGCTGAGGAGTAAAAAACATGTTAAACAGTGCAATTATAATCGGGAGATTAACAAGAGATCCCGAACTTAGCAGAACACAAAATGATATTGCGGTATGCAATTTTACAATAGCTTGCGAGCGCAATTTTGCAAACGCAGACGATAAAAAGGAAGTTGACTTTATCAATGTCGTAGTATGGCGAGGATTGGCTGAAACCTGCGGAAAATATCTTGCTAAGGGTAAACTCGTTGCCGTTGAAGGAAGGCTACAAATGCGTTCCTATGAAGCAAAAGACGGAACAAAACGAACCGTGTCCGAGATTAACGCTGACAATGTTCAGTTCCTGTCACCGAAAAGCGAAGGGACAGCACCCGAACAAGAACCGATGGGCGAAGAAATGATTGCGCCCGAAGATATACCGTTTTAAGGAGAACTGATGGAAAACATTAAATGCGAACTATACAGGGATAACTTTCAAAACTATAAAAGATACGATATTCCCAAGGCTCAACTTGTCATCGCTGATATCCCTTACAATCTCGGCAATAATGCCTACGCTTCGAGCACGGAATGGTACGAGGGTGGAGATAATAAAAACGGTGAAAGCAAGAAAGCGGGCAAATCGTTTTTTAACACCGATAATAATTTCAAAATTGCTGAATACATGCACTTTTGCAACCGTCTTTTAATTAAGGAACCAAAGGAAAAGGGTAAGGCACCGGCAATGATTATATTTTGTGCTTTTGATCAAATTCCGATGGTTATCGAATACGGCAAAAAATACGGATTTGTCAACAATTATCCGATATTCTTTATCAAAAACTACTCAGCGCAGGTTTTGAAGGCAAACATGAAGATCGTAGGAGCAACAGAACACGCCGTCGTTTTGTATCGTGACAAACTACCAAAGTTTAACAATGACGGGCATATGGTTTTTAACTGGTTTGAGTGGAAAAGGGATAGCAAAAAACTTTATCCGAAAATCCACCCAACGCAAAAGCCTATCGGCGTTTTAAAACGACTGATTGAAATATTCACCGATGAGGGCGATGTAATTATCGATCCAGTTGCAGGAAGTGGCACGACATTAAGAGCCGCTTACGAAACAGGACGAAACAGTTATGGTTTTGAAATTGATAAGAACTTTTACAATGATTCCAAAGAAAAAATGCTTAATTTTGAAGAACAATTATTTTAACCAGTTAAACCTCTTCCGTGGCGGCGGAAAATAAAATAAAATTTGGCTTTTATCAAAATTGTTCTATATTTAATAACTTCGGACTGGTGTTGCCGCCACAATACCAGTTCCGAATGGAGGTGAAAGAATGAGAAATAACATGGGAATTTACCGTGGTAGGCGGTTAGATTACAAAGTGTGGAATGTTAAATGGATTAAAGGTGGATATCTTCACCAGACTGATTATTACGGGAAAAAAGTAGATAAGCATTTTATCTTAGATGGAACTGATACGGGTCCGGATGATGTCGACATTGGAGAAATCTACGAAGTTGACCCCGAAACCGTAGGGGAGTATACAGGTTTGACCGATAAAAAAGGTACGAGGATTTTTGAAGGCGATATAGTTAGTATATTTGTATCTCGATATAAAACACCATTATTGGGGGAAGTAAAATATGGAGAATATATTCATTCAAAATGTGACGAATATGAATGTAACCGTTATGGATTTTTTGTTAAAGTACAATGGCAAAATTATTGTGATAACACAGGATTTGAAGTTTCAAAGGAAACCATGCAAGATATGATAGTAATCGGCAACATACATGACAACCCCGAACTTTTAGAGGTATAACATGAGAAAATCATGGACACAAGAAGAGATAAATTTTATTCTTGTTTTGAAAAAACGAGGTAACACAAACGAATATATTGCACATATTTTAGGTAGAACTAAAAGGGATATAGCAAACTTGCCTTATAGTGGAACAAAAGATATGGAGGATTCCGAAAAAAAAGATATTCTTTTTAGGAAACCATCAATATGTATTAACTGCGAAAAAACAAATATGATAGATTGCACATGGTTTGATCCCGATAACCAAGTAATTCCAGATGGCTGTACTTATGATAAATATATATGTGCAGATGGTGTAAGATATAATATTACACAATGCCCAAATTTTAAGAAAGAGGTACGTAAATGCAAAGCGACGAAGATAAACGAAGATATTTAAGACAATACGCTCCTTATCATAGATTAATATTATCTATCCAAAAAATGAAAAATGAAAATGCGCAGGAATATTGTTTCAAAAGTGAGGAAGATTTTGAAGAGTTGGAAAACGAACTTGGTATTGCAATTGATATAGAAAGGCTTATTCAAACATGTAAGAAGATAAAGGACTTTATTGAAACAGTTGAAGATGCTACCCAAAGATTAATTCTTACGGATATTTTTATTCATGGGAAAGGTATTAAATCAGCAGAGCCAATAGAGATGTCAGCACAAAATAAACATAGGTTAATACGTGAAGCACTGAAAAAAATTAACATCTAACAAAAAAGGGAACGCTTAATGCGCTCCCTTTTCTTTTATCCAAGTATATTACTGTCCCAAAAGTCAACTCGTGCAGTCTTAGACGTTGTAGAAGTACCTATCCCCGTTACATTATATCGTAATGATGATTGTGTTCCCCCATACTTTGGAAGTGTAATTCCTGCGGTTGATTTTGACGTTGAACTTTTAGATAGTCCAAGCTGTGTTTTTGTTTCAGCACCGATTTGTTTCATCGCACTACTTATAGTACCAA